AGAAAACTGCGTTTTCCGAACCTTTCCTTTAAATTGTTTTAATATATTATTTATATTTTTTAATTTGTTTTCATAAATAACTTAAAGAAAGGAAAGGTTCGGAAAACTACGTTTTCTGATTTTAAACCTTTTTCCAAGAACAAACATTATTTTTATTTGGTTTTGATATATACATTTCGCCGTCATTGCCCTTCATTTTTTTATTACAATTTTCATTTGCTGGATATGGAGGTGATTTTCTGTTTTTATATTTTTTTAAAGTTTTGCTGTGTTCATTAACAGCATTTTTTTTAGAAACGCTTTTTATTTTTTCTGTCATTGTCTTACGTTGTTTTTCTGTTAGTTTAAGTGGATTTGTTTTGGTTTTTAATGCGTATTTTAAATTGCGTATCCAATTTGTCTTGCATTTTCCTTTACATGATCCTGTTCCAATTTCTGCTAATACTTTCATTGCTCCATTATAGCCAGTAATAAAACCCATAATATATATATTAAGAAAAATATTTATATATTATATTAAATAATATTAAAAAAAAACAACTTAAAGACAACATATATATATAATATGGAGATGTATAGGAATTAGTGTCTGTTAAGATTCGTACGCGTCTATCGGAATAGGCTTTTTTCGCAAGGACTGGTGGATAGGCTTTCTTATTAGGTGATTTCCCAGACAAGTTCTTTTATCAGGAAGAACGCTCACATCAAGTGGTGTAAGAGCCAATAAATTTCAATACCTCTCCCGACAAATATGTGCAGGTAGTTTAATGGAAGAATCCTGACATCAGGACAGGGGATCTGGGTTCGACTCCCGGCTTGTACAAAACGTGCCTTTTTAGCTTAGTGGTAGAGCACTGCACTTGTAATGCAGAGGTCCTGGGTTCAATCCCCAGAGAAGGCTGTTAATCAGAAAACCATTTTCAAATACTTTATATTATAATATTATATAATATTATAATGCCAAATTTATCTGGTTCAGGAGGACGCTCATCTGGAGTTAATTATGCTACATCAGCTTTATTCGATAGAATGTACTGGTCTTTACAAGGCAATGTACCTCATGTTAAACGTGGTGCACAACTTTTAGCATTAACATATCAAGCAACTACAGGCGCATCTGGCGGCTCGTTAAAACGAGCATATAAATACTTTTAAATATTTTATTATATTTTATTATATATATGTCTAAAACTAGAAATAAAAAACGTTTTTTAGCAAAACGTAAAAAAGTAACTAAAAGAAAACAAATCATGCAAAAAGGCAGAGGAAGAGGTTCTTCATCTGTAGTAGCATCTAGTTTTGTACCAGAAACAGCTCTAAACAATTTAAACAATATAGATTCACAAATATCACAAACAGAAAATGAAATATTTGCCGTTGAGGCAAACCCAGATGAATATCCTTATTATTATTCTGGATTATTAAGTAAACAACTAAACAATTTATGGAGACAACGATTTGATGTATATAATCAATTGACTGCATATGCGACTAGAATTATGCCACAACAACAACAACAAGGTTTAGAAGTTGAAGACATTGAATGGGAAGATTAATTTATAATATTGCGTTATAATATAAATGGGAAACGGTTCTGGAGTAAGAGGACTTAATTCAAGAGTATTTACAAACTCATATGCTGGAAAAGTAGCTGCTATGACTTATGGTTTTAAAGGCGATTCATTTGGTGGATTTAGCAAACCCCAATATTCTTACAATACTTATCACAATTTAGCGTTTAATGGTGCAGGAGCTGGCGGACGTGAGGGCCGTTGGCTTATTAATAAAGGAGTGCAAATTCCATTTATTCCACCGAAATAATTGTCAGAAAACTACGTTTTCCGAACCTTTCCTTTATAAAGTATAGTAATTACATTTGCTAGGTAATGTAAGGAATTGAATTTGAGACTCAATAATATCCTTTAAATTATAATTATAATATTAAATATTAATTACTTATTTAATATTAGCTGAAGGAAAGGTTCGGAAAACGTAGTTTTCTGATTTAAGAATAATAAGTATTTGAACCTGGATTGGTATATTGAGATGGTCTAATTTGATTTTGACCTAATTGCGTATAAAACTGACCACATTGTTGTCCATTATAACAAGATGTAGCATGAATCATTTTTGCGCGTCTTGTAGCGATGTTAGAACCTCCTACCCCAGAACCAGGAGTATATTTATTCCAAAATTCATTAGGTTGATTCACAATTCTAGTTCCTCCTGGTGTAAATTGAGTGCTACGGCGAGCACCAGCACCTAAATTCCTTTTGTAAAGAAATCCGGGAAAACTGTTGCCACCGAACCAAAATTGTCCATAACTATTAGAAAATGTTCTAGATCCTTTATAATTTGTCATATATTATACCTTTAGAAAAGGTATTTTTTTGGTAATACCTTTCTTAAAGGTATTTCTTAAAGGTATTTCTTAAAGGTATTTTTTTTGGTAATACCTTTCTTAAAGGTATTTCTAAAGGTATTTTTTGGCTATACCTTTCTTAAAGGTATATTTTATGAAGAAATTCTTCTAGTATTAATCTCACTCGATACAATATAAATCGAATTTTCAGTAATAACAATATATTCACTTCCTGATTTATAAAATTTACTAATAGGTGAAGTATATTCTTCTGCTGATTTTACAAGCAATTTTTCACCAGATTCTCTAACACCAATTAATGCTTTCTTATCTAGTGAATCTGTCCAATAATCTAACATAATAGGCTTATCATCAACAATTGCTAATTTAGCAGCGTGTTGAAAAGTTAAATCATTTGGCAAACGATATGTCGTGTTATTAGCAACAACAGATGGAGCACTGGGAGTAGTTGAAGAAGTCCCTGGTTTTTGTTCAAAAGCAGACATTTATATTATTTTTCAGCTTAAAGTCTTTAAATAGTTATATTTTTAAATATTTAAAATATAATCATTTTAATTTTTAGAACGATTAATTATCAATATTATAATAAATAATTATAATAATGAAGAATACTAAAAATGTGGACACTTCAACAAATAATTCTAATTATATTCTCTACAGTGTAGCAAATTATAAACCATTTATAGAAAATTCGGTTCCTGAAATATTAAATAGTTTTGTTAGTGTAATAACAGAATATATGCGATTTATTTCAGAAAAAGTTGTTATTCGAGATAGACCATATTTTAAATTTATATTTGAAAGAGGAATTGAAACATTAATACACATATTTACCTTTATTTTTTATTATACAAAAAACTTAGAACTAACAGTATATCATACACAAAAAGCGTATTATTTTTATGTTGAATTTATAGAACAAATGTCTGATGATACGGTTACTTTTTTAAAATTAGGTTCAAGAGATGCTATTTTATTTGTTTATAAAAAAACCATATTTGACATTAACAATGAATATAAGAAAAATATCAAAGATTTAACGCCTGATGAAACTTCTATTTTATGTATAACGGATTCATACATACAAATATATAAAACCATTATTCAATTTATAATAAATAACGCAAATATTAATTATGACACAAAAATAGAATATATAAACAATTGTTGTAACTTTATACAAGGTATAAATGATACTTTGACTAAAACAAAATATAAAGATCAAGGTATTGGATGTATTCATGTATTTATAAATAAAATAAATGATAAACAATTAACATATAATAAATATTTTGAATTAGTAACTGAATTTATTAAAAAAATTATATCCAAGAAAAAACTAGATGAAATTTCTATTAAAAATAAAATATATGAATTAGAACTAACAGATGAATATGATAAAATATGTCCATTTATATTTTCAGAAATATAAATTAAATACATTCTTCTTTTACCTTTTTAGATTTCCTACCACTGTTATTTTTCTTATCTTTTTTTACTATTATTTCCTCTTTAACATCAACTATAATAGAAGATTTAACATCCATTTCAACAATATTTGATTCATCTTTAGTTGAATCATCTTTAGTTGAATCTAGTTTATCTGTTATGATTTGGATTGTCTTTCTACGAATTTTCTTCTTCTTATCTTTTATATATTTATCATCAGATGTTATCAATCTTTGACAAATATATTTAAACTCTTCTTTCAATAATGCTGTTAAGAATTTATATATATCTTCTATTACATTTTCATCACACATTCCTACTATTAAAACACTACCGGTTCTAAATATCATAAATGATACTGTTGTTATATTTTTATATTTATCTTTATTTTCTGTTGTTATTTGAATTCCTGTCTGAATTCCAATATCATTATTATAATAGAATTTACATTGAATACCTGGATAAGAACACGGATCATATATTCCTTGAATATTATACTTACTTCTAAGTATATTAAATAATGCTTCTCGATTTATATAAAATCCACAATTAAAATTGGAGTTTATTAATACTATATCACTTGTCTTCTTATATTTTAAAGTATAATCATGATATGGTTGTAATATAGTTATTATTTGTTTTAATACTAACTCAAATATTGCGTCATTTTGAACACCAGGTATTTCTAATTTACCTGTATTAAATACTTTTACGTGAAATTCTCGAAATGTATCTTCTATTTTTATACGAAGTATCATAACAAAGCAATTATAGAATGCTTGCTTCTTTTTTGAACGATAACTCATTATATCCTTTTTTGAAATACCAACTGTTATTTTACGAATATCTTTAAAAGTGATTCTACCGTCAGGATTATCTATATGTGATATTATATGTTCTTCACAATATAATTCATTTTTCAAATACGATTGAATTAATTGTAGCTCTTCAGGGGTTTTTGAATTTATTTTTATTTGTTTTTTAATAACACCATTAGTTGTAGTAGCATACGGTATTATTGGAATTTTCCAGAAAATTCCCAAATCAATTGGATTCTCCAAATAAGCTATTTTTGATTTTGTTGAAATATAAATATTTGTTGGCTCAGGTGGTATATTAGTTGAATTTAATTGTTCACGTGTTTCATTAAATTCATCATATTCATCATTTTTATATTCATCTATTGATGATTCGTCATCATCTTTTTTTATTAAAAAGTTAGACCATTCATCATCAATATTTATATTTGTTAAATGATTTAAAGCCATATAGTAACTTCAAGGTATGTCTTTAAGTTGTTTATATTAATTTATTTCAATTATTTTCTTTTAGTATATAATATTATGGATTATTCTAAAACACGCATCATTCATGAAAGAAGTAATATTATACCTATTCCACAAGTTTCTCCTACAAACAACTCTAGCATAAATGAATATAGCTTAAAGCAACATTTTTTTGACCCATCTAAAAGCTCTCCACCCAATGATTTTATGTTAAAACTACATTTAAGAATGTCTATTTATAATTCTTTTATTAATGATGACAGTTTTAACAATGAATAATTAACATAATCACTGCTTTTACAATCTTCAAAATGAACAATGTTTTCCACAAAATTTAAAAACTCTTTATTATTCATGTAATCATAATTACGAATAATATAATTTAAGAAATCTTTTATTATATTTTTTGTATCAATATTATATTTTCGACTTGTTTCATTTATATATGATACCAATTGTTTAACATCTGTACTGCGTTTAATATCTGTACTGCGTTTAGATACAGTACTACATTTTATTTTATCATATAATGTAGACCATATTATATCATCTATTATTTTTATATCATCATTTTTTATATTTTGGTTTGACTGCATAAAATTTACCATACTTCTTATATCAGACTTATATAACTTCTGAATTAGATATAATGATTTATCACACAAATCTAAATTTTCTGAAATAGATATATTTTTTAAAAATCTTATTATATCATTTTCAGGCAATTGATTAAATCGTAAACGCAAAAATTCATTCTGTAACCCCTCATCAATACGACTTATATAATTACATATTAAACAAAAACGCACTGAACTAGAATAATTCTGTAGCAAATATCGTAATGCTTGTTGCGCATTTTTTGTCATATAATCTACTTCATCCAATATTACAAATTTCATACCTTGATTAAATAATGTTTTTGAATTCACAAACTGATTTATCTGACTTCGTATTATGTCTATACCTCTTTCATCAGATGCGTTCAAGTGTATCATTAATTCCTTGTTTTTTTGATTGAGCTTCTCCTGATATGACTTCACTAAATTTATAATAGTAGTTGTCTTCCCAGTTCCAGGTGGTCCATAAAATAGCAAATTTGGAAAATAAGATGTTTCTATTATATTTTTTAGAATTTTTTTATTTAAAGGATCCAATACTATACTATCAAAATCCGTCGGTCTATATTTTTCCATCCAAACATTATTCGACATTTTATATAACTAACTAACAAATTCTATTTAATATAAAATAAAATTCAAACTATTAAGAAAAACGTTGTTTTTTGAAAAAAATTGAATTTGGATATATTATAATTAATTATGACATCTAATATAATGAGCAAAAATATTGATTCATATCTTGAAATTATTCTTGGTGGCATGTATGCTGGTAAAACTAGTCGACTTGTTGAAATCTATAAACAATGCGTATTTTGCAATATACCTGTTATTGTAATTAACCATCAAATTGATAATCGTTATGATGATGATATGTTAACAACTCACGATAAAATTAAAATTCCCTGTGTAAAAACTAACAAGTTAATGGATTTAGACGTTGATATACACGACGTTATATTAGTTAATGAAGGACAATTCTTTCCAGACTTATATGAGTTTGTTGATACTATATTACAATTATATCAAGGCAAAAAGATTTATGTTTGTGGATTAGATGGGGATTTTGAACGCAAAAAATTTGGACAAATATTAGATCTTATTCCGTTATGTGATAAAGTAACTAAACTAACATCATTGTGTAGTATTTGTAAAGATGGCACACCTGGAATTTTCTCAAAAAGAATTTCAGAAGAAACAGAACAAACGGTTGTTGGATTTGATAATTATATTCCTGTATGTAGACGATGTTATGGCAATTAATTGTTTATATATTTGTAAAACAACTTAAAGACCCCCAAAATATATATTTTGTAAAACAACTTAAAGACCCAAAAATATATATTTTGTAAAACAACTTAAAGACCCAATATATATTTTGTAAAACAACTTAAAGACCCCAAAAATATATATTTTGTAAAACAACTTAAAGACCCAAAAATATATATTTTGTAAAACAACTTAAAGGAAAGGTTCGGAAAACGTAGTTTTCTGATTGTTTTCTGATTGTTTTTTGATAAAATATATTTTAAAACAATTTAAATTAATCATTATATTAAATATATAAAGAAATGGATAAATCTGACAATTCTATGCCAATTAAAGCCAAACGCGGTCGTAAATCAAAAAAGGAGCTTATGGCTTCACTCAATATGGAACAACTACCAATTATTAAAGATCTTAATACTACTTCTGTTAAAGATATATCTCTAACACAATCCATTAATCTAAACATTGCCGAGTTACCTGAAACTGATGATAATAATAATACAAATGAAAATGAAATTATGAATGATGATAATAATATTGTAATTATTTCAAATCCAAATAACGATAAACCTCCTATTAAAAAACGAGGAAGAAAACCCAAAGGTGGAAAAATTATACAACAAATTGTTTCGAATAATAATCACAAAGAAGATAAACCGAATGTTATTTTACACTTAAAATGTTGCATGAAAGATTTAAATATAGCTGGTCAAAGTAGTTGCTTTGTTGAATCATTTAATTTTCAAAAAAACGATTTAACATATGAAATTATTCAAAATGAAAATACCAATCCAAATCACAAATTATTAACCACCTTTATAGATGAAAATGAAAATAATAATGCTAGCGATGACGAGTCTGTATGTAAAGATACTAACAAAGAAATTTGGAAAAAATTAAAACAACTAGAACAAAATTTACACGTAAATAATGTTAGTAATAAAAAATCTGCATGTTTTTGGGATACTTGTGAATTTGATAATCCACCTGTATATATTCCAAAACATTTTATTAATAATACTTATGAGGTTTATGGTTGTTTTTGTAGCCCTGAATGCGCAGTTGCATATTTAATGAAAGAACATATTGATAGTTCTACCAGATTTGAACGTTATCATAATTTAAATCTTATCTACACAAAGATTTATGATTATAAAAAAAATATCAAACCTGCTCCAGATGTTTTACATATGTTAGATAAATTTTATGGAAATTTATCCATTCAAGAATATAGATCATTATTACGCAATGAAAGATTATTTCTGATTGTTGATAAGCCTTTAACTAGAATATTACCAGAACTTCATGAAGATAATGATGACTTTATTTTAAATAATAAGATTATTCCTTCTAATAATTATAATATTAAAACTCGTTTACAAAGAAAAAAACAAGATAAATCATCTATATTAAATCAAAATTTTGGCATTTCTGAATAGTTAATTTTTTATTTTCTTCTTTTCTCTTTCTTCTGATTCTTTTAAATTTGTCACTACTTGCTCCATATCTATTGGATTTTTTTCTCTATATTCTTTCATTGAACTATCCAATCTAGTTCTTATTTGTCTATAAATTTCTTGATTCATTGATTTTGGCTTTAACTCTTGTTTTTCTGGAATACCCAAATAATCTCGTAAAACACGCATATAATCACCATTAAATAATTCCAATTTTGCTCTTGCTTCTTCTTCTGTATAATTTGTCTGTGACATTACTTTATCTACATATTTGTCTACATCATCATTATTAAAAAAACTTATTCCGTCCGACATTATATATATTTCCTTAAATATTTTTTAAATCATATTAAACGAATAGTATTATACTATATTATCTATAGTATGTCTTCTCTTAATAACCTCGAAAAATTAATTCAAATGGCTACAATCGAACAAATGTATTCTATGTTACAAAAAATGTCTGAAAATATTAATAATAATACTTGTTCATGTAATAATAAAAATAAGATCTGTAATGATGACGATACTAAAGTTTCTATTAATGAAATTAGAAAGATGAACGATGTACTATTACAAGCAGAAAAAGATAAGTATAAAAAACTACGTAGTAAAATAAATGAAATAACAGCTAAGATAAATGAGATGGATGATGAATTAAAACA